CTGCATCCATAACCATCTCTTCACGATAGGTATATCGAATGAAATTTGATTTATGTGATAAGCCTTCAGCGATCTTTAGAAAAGATGTAGCAACATAATCTGGTATTTTTGGTGTAACTTTACCTGATTCTTTTGCTTCGTTATAGGCTTTGACATGTTCAACAACAGCGTATGAGAATTCTCTGTTATTGACGTAATGAGGCTTTTCTTTAGCTTTCATTATTTAAACTCCTAGTATATTTTTATAGTGCATCCTTATTATTATACACTATATCTAAGGAAAAGTACATGTTTATTTAATAATAAACCTACTATTTGTGTTAGTATTATTTTAAAAAAAGCATGTACAAATTCAAAAAAGTATGTTATAATATTATTATCCTGCCGGGGAAGAGGAAGGATACCATTATTTAATGTACTGAACCACCACCTGATTTAAGTTTGGCATAATCATAGGCCGCTTCAGCATCACCAAATTCATCTTCATTAAAGTCGGTGATAGATGTACGATCATACTCTAAACACCATTTAATATATGATTCTTTCAATTCATTATTTACCTCTGCTTGGGATACGATATGAGCTGGGGATATAGAAACAATATCATCTTTAGATACTGGCATCCAATCCATAAAGTAGACACGTTGTCTGTCAACATCAACGTTTTCTGAAACTAATGATAAAGGTCTTTCCATAAGAATAAAAGACGTAGTTTTATCAACACCTGTTATTAGACCTATAACATCTTCACCAGAAGTTAATTTAAACTGTCTGATATTTAGATCGTCATAGACATCTAATTCTGTTGTATCTTTAATTGTTGTCATATACATTATTTATACTATATCCTAATTTCATGTATCTTAAATTTAAATTTCTCTTTACTGTATATTTTTATTCTTTCTGCCGCATGATTGAGAGTAAAATTTTTTCGTGATTTCCAATGAAGGTCATCTGCGATATCGTACAGTTTGGTTGCTCGTCCATCATCTGATTTACGCAAGCCTCTTCCGATAGATTGAAGGATTTTAATTTGGGATTTACTTGGACTAGCAAATATAATGTTGTGAAGATTCCTAATATTAACCCCTGTACTAAAAGTCCCAAGGCTAGCAACAATAATAGCATTTTTTTCATTTTCTGTAATCCTTCTCACATCTTCTCGCACATCTGTTCCTGTTTCACCAGAGACATAAAAGATTTTTCTTCTTTTGTGTGCTGATTCAGATATCATATTAAATAGTGGTTTACCATGTTTTTCTACATATTGGAATAAAACAAGTGTATTACCGTCTTGATCTAAAGCTAAGTTTGTTATAAATTTATTTCGTTTTTCGTATCGTACAATATAATCAATCTCATCTTGGTATGTAGCTTTAGACATCGCTCTACAAATTTCGTCATCGTATTTCATAAGTACTACATCAATATCGAGATCAGCAAGTGATCCTTTATCCATTAATTGTTTTGTTGTAGTAACATAATAAGCTGGTCCAAATAATCCTTCAAGTACAAGTTTATGTGTTTGTGTCCCGTCTAATGTACCTGTTGTACCAAATCGATATTCAGCTTCGACTAATTTAGTTAATATAGATGTTAATGATTTAGCTTTAAAGTTATGTGCTTCATCACCAACAACAAATCCAAAATCTTTAAACCATGAACCAGGTAATTTATAGATTGATTGCCATGTTGTTATAATAACTCTTTGTGTCGTTATCTTCTCTCTTCCTGCATATATCTTATGACATGTTTTTTGTGTATCAAAATTATTATCAAATTCAGAATAATCCGCAAAATCAGAATACATTTGTTCTACAAGAGATGTAGTAGGAACAATAATAATTGCCTTCTTATTACTATTCTGTAAGAAATATCTCAATAAAGAATAAATGATCAAAGATTTACCAGAAGCTGTAGGTGATACTAATAAACCTTTTCGTTCAGATAACCCATGATGTATTGCTTCAAGCTGATAATCTCTTGGCTCGATCTTCTCTCCTTTTACAGTAAGATTAAGATCATTCATATACGACATATCAATTGGTTGCTGTGAATTCGGTAAACCATAGAAGTTATTATGTTCAACTTCAATAGTATAATTACGACCTTCAACACCTGCAAACTCTTCTAGATATTTGTATAGTCCTGCATAAAGTTCTTTCTTTCGTGTATCATATAAACGTATCTTACCATCCCAAAACTTATTCTTATAAGCTGGCATGAATTTATAACCTGGAACATAGAACGTAAAGAAGTCACATAGTTCGTTTGCCACAGATGGCTCGCAATCTACGTGTAAGAATGCATGATTCTTTTTCTTTACTTTAATTATATCCATTATACGCCTGAGGTAAACTTACGCCATTCGATCATATTTTTGATCGTCTGATGTCTCCACTTAATGTTTTGCATTATTTCTTCTAAAGTATCTATTACTGTTTTCAAGTAATCGATTTGACCTTTAGCGGCGATGATATGATCATCTGAATCATAATAGAAATCCATATCACCTTTCAGTGGTTTACTTAATCCATTAAATGGATCATATTCCCAACCAAAAGCATCTATCTCAGCTTGTGATAGTTTTCCATTATAGTAAAGCCATTTGTTCTTCAATAGAATATTGAATTCAGCTTCTTTCTTTTTGAGTTTCAGTTTGTTAACTGATAAAATATCTAAATATTTTGAATGCAACTTAGCTGCATCTTTTGAGGCTATGTCAAGATTGATCTCATCTATCTCAGAATCTCTATTCCACATCTCAAGTATTTTTTCTAAATCCATCATATATTATTCACCATTATACTATTTGCATAGTATATTATACCATATTTTAAAGTATTTTGAAATAAGAATATTCAAAAACTACATTTGCAACTAAATATTGTACGTCTGTTATAGTTGTGTCAAAAGGTAAAGAGCTTAGATCTGTAGGATGTGCATCCACAAATTGAATCTCTTTTATTACATTATTATGAGATGACATAATCTGTAATGTAATATCTCGAGTTTTACGAACGCCTGCATCTTTTTGATTAACCATACCAAGCATCCAATCATGAATCTCTGTATAGTTAGTAAGATACTCATCAACAAGAAATGTTACTTCAAATGGTGCATAAACTGCTTTGTCTGCAGCTTGATAAATGTTTCTTTGAGGTGTATTAAATTGTGCACCACTTACATTCATATTTGGCAATGAGGCCATTTGAATAGTATATTGAGCATTCTTATACTTTAGTTTATCAATTAATAGTTTAAATCCAGCAGGATTCACATAGTTTAATTGACTAATCTGAGTAGAAGTTGGCTCGTCTTTAAAATTAATCGTTTTAGTATATGGCATTCAAATTTCTCCTTATACTTCTATTTATACAAGAAAAAGGGGACCGAAGTCCCCTTTTAATTACCGTTACGTTATTAATAACGATCTTAGAGATTACTCACCTAAGATGTTGTTAACAGCGAAAATACGATAGTATTGGTTAGAACGGTTTGCACCAGTATCGTTACCAGGATTAGCACCAACAAATGGATTTGCAACCATGCCGTAACGAGTCTTGAAACCAATCTTAGGTTGGAAAGTATTCTCACCAACCGCACGAACCATAGTTAATGGAACGTATGGACAATAGAACATACCAGCGTCATAAGGATTAGTACCACGATATCCAACAGTAACATAGTTAACAGTTGCATATGGATCGATGTAAACCTTAGTACGACCATTAAGAACACCAGCAAAAGTATTACCAGTATCATCTACGTTCAAGTTAGTTGAAAGAGCTGGAGTGTAGTCTAAAAGACCAGCTGCAACTAGAGCAGAAGCTACGTCTGAAGAACATAGGATGAAGTTACCTTTTCCTCTACGAGTTTCTTTAGCAATAACGTTCGCTTCTCTTTCGATTTGAACGATAAGACCTTTGTACTTCTCAACTGACCAACGACCATCAGCATCAGCGTTAAGATCGAATACACCACCTGCAGTACCAGTAGTACCGTCGACGTTAGCAAGATCACCTTGCTGTGCACCAAGCTTAGCTTTAACATTGATAGTTCTAATAACTTCTCTGTTGATCTCAGCAAGGATTTCAGCAGAAAGGATATTAGCTAGTTCAGACTCAGCATCTAAACCGTGGATAGCTTTAAGATCTTGAGCTAGTTCCATTGTGTACTCAGCTTTAAGAGCTCTTGATTTAGCTGTTACAGTAGCTTTTTCGATTGAGAAAGCCATTTCAGCGAAGTCACCAGCTGGAGAACCAGAACCTAGTGCTTCAGCATCAGCTGTAGATAAACCAGTACCAGGAGCGTAGTCTACGTCATCTGGAGTACCGTCAGTATCAGTAGCAAATGGATCAGAAGATGTAGTTACTGTGTTAGACTCACCAGAGAATGAAGTATCAGCTTCATTAAATAGAGCTTCAGTACCGCCTTGTGAAGTATACTTAGACTTCATTGCAAAGATAAGACCAGTTGGACCAGACATTGGCTGAACACCAGCTAGATCGTATGCAACCAAGTTAGGCATAGCACGACGTACTAATGAAATTAGGATAGGATCCCAGTTTGAAATATTACCTGTACCGCCAGTAGTAGCGTTAGCAGGAGCTGCCTCAGTTAGAGAGAAGTTAGATTGAGCGCGCTCTTCAGCTAGTGCTTTTTCTGTGTTCTCTAGAACAGCAGCAGTTACGGACTTACGATAGTTGTCCTTAAATTCAGGAGCTTCAGGAGCATCCAATACTGGCTGCCACTTCTCCATTAAATTTTTGTCTGCGTTAAACATTTTTAAATTCCCCTATAGAAATTAATTTGATGATGAATTTTTAATAGCCTGTAAATATCTAGCCATTGAATCAGAATAAGAAATTTCTTCCTCACCTTCTGATGCAGTAGCGTCAACATCTTCAGTAACTACTTCAGTTTTCTCTTTAAAATATGACTCTTTGATAGTCTCAACTTTTTCAATAAAAGTATCAACATCATCGAAATCAACGTCTTCGGCTAAAGACTTAAGCTTCTCAGCTTGTGCTTCAGAAAGACCAACAGCTGCATCGCGAACGATTGACTCACGAACTAATTCCTTATGCTCAGCATAAAGTTCAACATTAGCTTGTGTAGCTTCGTTAACTTGCTCTTCTAGATCTTCGATCTTCTTAGTCATTTCATCAACTAAATCGATCTTAGACTCAGGAACTTCAATATAGTGCTCTTCGAACACATTCTGAAGTGACTGCATAAAGCTCTCAGCAATCTCTGCTCTTAGACCAGATTCTACTGCTAACTTATTATCTTCCATCCACTGCTCTACTACGTAGTTCAAGTAGCCATCAACTTTTTCAACAAGTTCAGACTGAATACGATCAGTTTCTTCAGCTAGCTCTTCTTTATAGTTTTCTTCTAAACGATCAATTTCTTCGCTTAGTTTTGACTTAAGAGCAGCTTCAAAAATAATCTCAGCTTTATCCTTGAAACCTTCAGAAAGAGTTGCTTCTGAATCAACTAGTGCTTTAAGATCTTCATCAAAAGTACCTTCAGCGATAGCTTCGTCATCTGCTTCATAGCCTTCTTTGTGCATAGCATTGTATGCAGCAGTTAGCTGTTCTTTCTTCATTTTATGCATCTTCATAGACATGGCATTGATCATACCAGCTTTTGTCTTAGGTGGTGTTGCTTTTGCTGGTGCTGACTTCTTAATTGTAGCAGCATCATCAGCAGCAGCTTTAGCACCGTCAACTTCCTTTGGCGTAACTGCGTTAGCCTTTGGAATTTCAGCTTGTACCATTGCATCTTTGCCTTCTTCCAGTTCCTCGCTTGAAACTTCAACTGAGTTTTCAACGATTTCATCCTGGAGTTCCATGTCGATGTCTTGATTTAAATTATCATTTGACATGTTATTATTACTCCTTAACGAGTTAAAGTTTAGAGAGGAAATCTTTAAAGACCTTCATCTGTGTTTCCGCAATGCGATTAGATGGAGCTCTTTTGATCTCAGTCTCGAACTGTTCAATTTCTTGTGCTTTTAGGATACCGTTATCCCAAATCCATTCAACTCCTTCCATGATTCCGTTTACAAAAGCACCCGGAGCTGAAGGATCTTGAACGATATCAACAGTAGCTAATTGAAAGTCTTCACCAACATAATTAGTACCGCCTCGATTCACAAGACTACCCATACCACGACTAGAGACACCAAGTCTTACACCGCCATCCATCAAACCTTCAACGATTTGACCCATAGGAGTGTTTAGAATTTGTGCCTTACCCACAACATCATTACCTTGCCATTTAAGCTCAGTAATTTTGTGAGATACTTTATCTAAGTTAATTGTAGGACCATCTGGGTGATTCAATTCACCAACAGCTCTACCCTTAGAAACTTGTTCGGTCATATATTTATCCACTGCTTTTTCCATTACATTCTTTGGATAGATACGACCATTTCTATTTTTGGACTCTGCCTGCATAAAAATGCCTTCGATCATATATTGCTTCTTGCCATTTTTATCTTTGGCTTCAGTAATATAATTAAGATCGTTTTCTACGTATTCTGTTATTAGTTTCATCTTAATGCACGTCCCAATAAGTTTTACTTAATTCACCGGTTGCAACTACAACGTTTTGTGAATTGATTACTTTAATCTTTCTGCAATCCACATAAACTTCATGTGTTACACTACCATGTGTTTCTGTTCTAATGCCACCAGAAGACTCTAACCATAAAGGTCTAAGTGGACTGTTAGCACCCGGATCGGCTGGAGTATTATTCCATTCCCAACCACCTGAATCTGCAATTGCTGTCCAAGCCATTACTTACCCATCAGATCCGTAAACTGCTTAATAGCTTTTTCTGCAGATGCTTCATTTTTAAAAACATCTAACTTATCGCCATCAATATACGCAGTCAAAGCAGTACCTTTTTTGGTTATAACTGCTTCGTATTTTTTTCTTTTACCAACTTTAAAGGATTTGACAACACGTTCACCAGCTGGTGCTCTAAATGTCTTCTCCTGCAGGTTCGTCTGAAACTGCTTGAATGTCTTCATCTTCGACCTCTAAAGTTGTATCTAAATCTTCTTCTGCTGATGCTTCGATTTCTTCTTCTGGCTCAACTTCATAATCGTCGTGCCATACATCAACATCTGCACCGCTCATATTTTGAGCTACTGCAACTCTTTTATCATCTAAAGCATCATTGATACGATCATTCATAATCGCAGCAAAAGACGCATTTGCATCTGACATATCACCAGCATTTAAATTATTAATTAAATCTGATACAGACACATTATCATTCTGAATTTCTTCAGTATTTTCAATTTCACTCATTCTTTAGTCCTTTCAATAATATTTATACTTTTTTAAGTTTCAAACGATTAATAAGCTAAATCTTCTTCACCTTCTTCAGGTCCTTCTTCTTCCATTTGCTTATCAATTTCCTCGATATCTTCATCAGTTTGTTGTAATACGTTCTTACGAACCCATTCTTTCGAATAGTATTTACCAACGTATTCATCAAGCTCTCTCAGAGTACCAAGTCTTTCACGAAGAATCTCTGATTCTTTAAGTTCAGAGAAATGAGTATCTTTAAGATAATCGATATTAATTTCTTGTGAAAAATCTTTCCATTCATCTTCGGTAACAACACCTTTCAGAATTAATTG